AATTCGAGAACATCGACTATCAAACAGATCGTGATGGAAATCCTAAGCCAAGGTTAGAGGATAAAGATAACCATACGATTGACGCGACAAGATATGCCTTCAACAAAGACATGTGGGCCAAAAAGAAATCAACCGTTACTAAAGAGCAGCGGAATAAAATCAGAAGAATGTTTTAAGGAGTGTGAAAAATGGATAAGGTAAACGAGTTTGAATACGGAGCTGATATACATTATTCTAATGACGTGAACACAAATTATGTAAAGTTTAGCGTAGACTCAAATCTTCACTATAGATTTAGCTCAGCAGAAGATTTACTTAACGATTTAGATACTTTAGCAGCAATGATAAAACATCATCATGAATATCAGGTAAAGCGGCTTAGTGTATTAGATGATTATTACAAAGCTAGAAATACAAATATCATGGATAACCGTAGACGTAGAGAAAAGGAAAAAGCGGATCATCGATCAGCACATAACTTTGGAAAAGTTCTTTGTACGTTTGATGTTGGATACAACACAGGCAATCCTATAAAAGTGCAAATCGAGGACACAAATCAACAAAAAGAAATCGAAGAGTTTAATACTAATAATGACATAGATGGGTTAAATGCTGAACTCTGGCTTGATATGGATAAGTATGGGAGAGCCTATGAGATTATCTATCGAGATTCAGATGATACAGATTATGTTGATTTGGCTAATGTATTTGAAACGTTTGTTGTATATGATACTACAGTAAAACGAGAGCCTATTTTGGCTGTACGGTATCCTAAGACAAGATTCAACAAGGATGCTGATAAACAGTACATTCAACCAATCGTATACACAAAAGAAAAAAGTATCACTTATGATGAGACGACACTAACAGCAATTGAGTTAAAAAATCCCCAGGATGAACCGCATGAATATAAAGAGGTACCTATTACAGAGTATTCTCCTAATCGTTTTCGGATGGGCTTGTATGAAGATGTACTATCTTTGATTGATCTATACGATGCAGGGCAGTCTGATACCGCCAACTATATGACTGATCTAAACGATGCTCTTCTAGTTATTAGTGGTGATATTGAAGCAGCAGGACTATCCACAGAGGACGCCATCAAGCAGAAAGAAGCGAATATGCTTTTGCTTGAGTCTGGAACTGATGTGAACGGTAATAAAACAAGTGTGACTGCAGGATATATTTACAAACAATATGATGTGAACGGTGTAGAAGCATACAAAGACAGAGTACGCAAGGATATCCACGAAATATCCATGGTTCCTGATCTTACTGATGACAATTTTTCCGGAGTGCAATCGGGAGAAGCAATGAAATATAAATTATTTGGATTTGAACAAATGACGGCAACAAAGCAAAGGCTATTCAAAAAAGGCCTTATGCGGCGTTATCGTCTTTTATTTAGCCTAAAATCAAGTATTTCTGAAATGGATAACTCCGATTTGAAAGGCTTACGTGTAATATTTACGCCGAATCTACCTAAAGCCATTCTGGAGGAGTTGAAATCTTTGGTTGATGCTGGAGCTGAACTCAGTCAAGAGACGATCTTAGGACTCGCTTCTTTTGTTCCAGATGTACAGGCAGAGTTGAAACGAGTAAATAAAGAAACGCAAAAGCAGATTGGCATTTTTGATTCGGATGGTGAAGAAGTAATTAACAACAAAAAAGATGAAACAGGGGAGTGATTAAATGAACTCCCAAGAATATTGGATCAAACGGGAAAAGGAATGGCAAAAGCAACAAATTAAAGATGATAAAAAGCGCATGGCAGAAATTAAAAGTCGCATGCAATACGCACAAGATGCGATACAAAAAGAAATAGACGCGCAGTGGGACAGTTTCTCCAATGGTCAGAAAATCACTCGTAGCGAAGCGATGAAGCGTGCTAGTGAAATGGATGTCAAAGCATTCGCTCGCAAAGCAAAGAAGTATGTCAAAGAGAAAGATTTTTCTCCTACAGCAAACCAAGAATTAAAGCTATACAATCTTACGATGCGTGTAAATAGATTAGAGCTCTTAAAAGCTAATATCGGACTTGAATTGATTTCACTGTTTAATGAATTGGATAAGTACTTTTCGAATGAATTAACAAAAGCTGGTTTAGCTGAATTGAAGAGACAAGCCGGTATTTTAGAAATGACTATTGCTTCAAGTGGATATGCAAAGCTGATAGAACTAGTAATAAACAGCTCCTTTTTGAGTGATGACGTGTCTTTTAGTGATCGCTTATGGATGTATCAATCTGAATTGAAATCAGAATTAGATAGGTTGTTAGTCAGAAGTATAACGATGGGGAAAAATCCCAAGCAACTTGCATCTAAATTGGCAGAATATTTAACAGCTGAAGGACGAGAAAACACTAAGTTCAACACTCAACGTTTGATGGTGACTGAAACGACTAGAGTTCAGGTAGGGATCCAAGAACGAAGTTACAGAGATGCAGGCATTACCCAGTACATCTATATAGCAGAACCAACGGCGTGCAAGCTATGTATACCGTTAAATAATCAAGTTTTTGATGTTGCCGATATGCAGCCAGGAAGTAACGCTCCTAATATGCATCCATTTTGTCGATGCAGTACAGCGCCAAATAATAAATAGCTATCGATATTGATTTTCTTTTTTGATAAACTGGGAAAAAGGAGGATCAAAATGGAAATCATAGGAAGCATAAACCTTTTGGGAATATCGTTTGATGGTGTAGGAACAGTTGCAGATTGGGTTAACATAATAGCCACTGTAATTACCATTATTTTTACAATAAGACATTTTTCAAAAATTAACAAAGTTAAAATTAGAATACGAGCTCACTCAGAAATAAATGATGAAGGAAAAAAAATAATAGTTTTCGAAGTTGAAAATTTAAAACAAGCTCCTATAAATGTAGAATTTTTGGGGTTCAAATCTAAGGCTATCCATAATTACGATTATGCTGTAGGACAACAGGGAATGATGTACCAAAACAAACTAACAGGAAATATTGAACAAATAAGAAACAAAGTAGATTTTTTAAATAAACAGGCATTTGATCAATTTGGGTACACAGAAAAAATCGATGGCAGAGATATTGGAGCTAGAATTAAATTGGACATAGAAGACCTGAATAAAGCAATGGAAGTAAACGGAATAAACACAAATTTATATATACGATTTAAAGAAAGTACGAATAGCTTTAAAGAAAAAAGCGTATCTCAATTAATTAAAAATATATAAAAAACAATCAAAGATAAGAAAAACGAAACTAATTATGGTTTCGTTTTTTATTTTGCCCTCTACTGCTCGGGGCGTTAAAAATTGAGCTGTTCCGGCTGGCTGGCGTAACTGGCCAAATTTATCGGGTAGCGGCGTAACCGTGGAGGATTAATCATGAAAAAACGTTTATTTATGCCAATGAACTTACAATTTTTTTCTGAATCAGGAGATGGTGGATCTGGTGATGAGGGACAACAAGGAAACCTACCAGCTGGCTCACAAGATACACCGCCCGAAGCAAAAGAAGAAAACAATACTGGCAAAACATTTTCTCGTGATGAAGTAGCGAAAATGATCGCTGCTGAGACGAACAAAGCAAAAGCAGCGTGGGAAAAAGAACTAGAAGCAAAAAAAGAAGAAGCTAAAAAGCTGGCAAAAATGAATGCGGAAGAAAAACTACAGCATGAGTTGAAACAAAAAGAAGCTGAAATCGCTGAATTAAAGCGTGGACAGGCATTATCTGAAATGACGAAAGAAGCTTCTAAAATGCTGACAGATGCAAATTTACCACACGATGATGATTTGCTCGGGCTGATTGTTTCTGATGATGCAGATGCCACAAAACAAGCTGTAGCAGTCATCACTAACTTTGCTTCTTTGATTAAGAAAGAAAACGCAAGACAAACACCACCAAATGAAGGTGGACAATTTACAGCATCGAAAAATACTAAAGAAACCGTAGCTAAACTAGCTGCTAAAAATCGAATTATCAAATAGGAGGAAAACTTAATGAAAAAGAAACAACTTTTACCAATGAACTTGCAAATGTTTGCTCAAACATGGGATCCAGATAATGTTATGGTATATGAAACGAAAGAGGGAAAAATTCCTGATAAATATAATACGCTCATTTTGAGTGAAGTTATGGAAAACTCTAAGATCATGCAGTTAGCAAAATACGAAGAAATGACTGACAAAGAAAAAAAATTTGAATACTTTGCAGAAGGACCAGGTGCATACTGGGTGGGTGAAGGTGAAAAAATTAAAACATCTAAACCTAAATGGATGCAAGCTACGATGACTGCAAAAAAACTCGGTGTCATTCTTCCGGTTTCTCGTGAATATTTAAATTATAAATTATCAGATTTCTTTGAGGAGATGCAGCCAAAAATTGCTGAAGCTTTCTATAAAAAATTTGATGCAGCTGCCTTATTAAATAAAGAAAACCCATTTCCTCAGTCGCTAGATGGATCAGTTATTAGTGCGGGGAATGTGGTTGAAGGCGGATTGACTTATGATAATATCCTAGCCTTAGAAGACAAGTTAGCAGAAAATGAATTCGAACCTAATGCGTTTATTTCAAACCGGAAAAATCGTACAGAATTACGTTCTGCAGCTCAAACAGTCGGGTCAAATGTTGAGTTTATTTATGATCGCTATGCTAATACAATTGACGGATTACCAGTAGTAGACCTTAAGTCTTTAGATAAAGGTACTCTTTACGCTGGAGACTTTAATTACATGTTTTATGGAATCCCATATAATATTTCATTTAAGATTTCTGAAGAAGCTCAATTGTCTACTTTAACTAATGAAGATGGAACCCCAGTTAACTTGTTTGAACAAGAACTAATTGCTTTGCGTGCAACAATGGATGTTGGATTTATGATTGTAAAAGATGAAGCATTTGGGAAGATTTCCCCAAAAGCGTAACGCCTGCTACCGGTATTGTGCCAAATCAAAAGACATGGACCGGTAAAGTAGGCGATACTAAAACATTTACTATTTCAACTGTGCCTGCAGATGCTAGCGATGCAGCTGCTGTTGTTGCAGCTACTACAGCAACTTCAAGTGATGGAGCTATCGCAACAGTGACCAAAAATGAAAATGGTGGTTTTGATGGAACGATTGCAGCAGAAGGGTCAGCAACATTCACATTTACTTCTGGAGAATTCACTACTTCAATCAATGTGACAGGTCAACCTGCTAGTTAGGAAGTAAAAATATGACGATTGCAGATGATATTAAAAAACTTCTTAAAGGAACAATAGATGAAAAGCTTGAAGTTATTGAGCGAAGAACGAATGAGCGTATGAAAACCTTGTTAAATACGCAAGAAGTTCCTAAAGAATTTGAAACAGTTGTATATGAAGTATCGTTGAAAAGATTCAATAGAATTGGTCAAGAAGGTATGCAGTCATATTCTCAAGAAGGTTTATCTATGGCTTTTCCTGATTCGGATTTTTCAGAGTATCAAAATGAGATTGACGAATTTAAGCGTAAAGATCAGGAAGAGTTGTACAAGCCAAAGCGAGGGAGGTTTAAATTTATATGAGATTTACAGATGAAATTATATTTGTTAAACGTTCATCTGACTCTAAATATGATCCAGATCTCGGTGAGTGGGTTGAAGGCAAACCAGAAAGAACAAGAACAGAGGCAAACGTGACGGATATTGGCACTGATAGAAGTGTGACTATTTTTGGTAGTGTGGAAGAAGGGGCGAAGGTCATTAGGACGCAGCCTCTTTTTTCTATCCCTACATTTGACTATATCGAGATTGAAGGAAAGACTTGGCAACAAAAAACAGCTAGAAATCCAGCATATAGAAATAGTTTAATTGTGCAAGAGGTGGTTCTTGATGAAGGCACAACTTGAATATAAAGGAATCGATCAGCTGATGCGACATCTGAAAAAAGCAGCAACGCTTAATGACGTTCAAAAAGTCGTGAAAAGCAATACTGCTGAAATGACTGAACGAATGCAAAAAGGTGCGCCAGTGGATACAGGATACTTACGAAGATCAATAAACATGAATCTTTTAGAAGCTGGTTTAACTGGTATTGTAGGATCGACAGCAGACTATGCTCCTTATGTAGAATATGGAACTCGCTTTATGTCGGCCCAGCCTTATGTTAGACCAGCGTTTAATTACCAAAAAGTCAAATTTATGGCTGAAATGAAAGCCTTGGTGAAATGATGATTAAGACAAGAGATCAATCAATTTTTGATGAACTTTTTAAAATATCCCAAGAAAAACTAGGATACAAAACATATGATTACAAGCCTTTAGATAATGTTGGTTATCCTTTTGTGGAATTTGAGAACACTCAAACGATTCACGAAGCGAATAAAATTGATATTAAAGGTACTGTGATTGTAGTTTTATCCGTCTGGGGATTACAGAAGAAACGAAAGCAGGTGTCAGATATGGCATCTGCTCTTTTTAATGAAGCTAGATTGATAGAAGCCACAGAAGGCTATTATTGGGCTTTAAATTATCAAGCAAGTGGAATTCAAGTGATGGACGACACAACAACCAATACGCCCCTAAAACGAGCGGTTGTCACACTTGAATTTAGAATTAGATAGGAGGAAGAACATGGAAGCATTAAAAGGTATTGATGTCATTTTGCTTTATCGCTTATTGAAAAAAGAAACTCAGGAAGCTGCTTGGAAAATGGCATTTCAAACAGAACACGAAAATGGTTTATCAAGAGATTCAGACTCTACAGTGACAAAAGACGGAAACGTTCAAAGTTTAAGCCCAGTTGAATATGATTTTTCGGCTACTTCAATAGTTGCCAAAGGCGATTCTCATGTAGATGAAATGAAACAAGCCTTATTAAATGGCGATATCATTGAAATTTGGGAAATCAACAAAGCAGAACAGGGCACAGATGATGATGCAAATAAGTACAAAGCTACTTATTACCAAGCATATGTGTCTGAATTTACTCCATCAGCTGCTGCAGAGGATAACGTTGAATTAAGTTTATCATTTGCAGTAAATGGTGTTGGTCAAGATGGTTATGCAACCTTGACAGAAGATCAAGCTGCTGTCGTTCAATATACATTCAAAGATACCGTGAAAGTAACTTCGACAGGAGCATAAGAGGGCTTAGATGCTCTCTTTTTTATTTTAGGAGGATGAAAAACATTGAAATTAAAAATTAAAGGTAAAGAATATTCGTTTAAATTTGGCACTAAATTTGTACGTGAATTAGACAAAGTGATGCCTTTCATCGATGGAAATATGGAATTCGGAATGGGACTCTCAGCAAAAGTCTTACCGGAATTACGTTCTTATAATGTCAACACGTTGTCACGAGTCTTAGAAATAGCAAATAGAACAGAAGAAGAAACTATTACGTTGGATGAAATGGATGATTACATCGATGAAGTTAAAGACATCGAAAAATTGTTTGATGAAGTCCTAAAAGAATTGGCGGAGTCGAACGCGGGAAAGTTAGCGGTCCGAAACCTGAATCAGAAATTGAAAGAAGCGGAAAAACAACAAGCGGAATAGATTCTGCATTGGCATACGAACAAATTCTTATCAATTCTTTTCGATATTTGGGAATGACCAATATCTCAGATATCGAAAGAATGACGTTATATGAATACAACATTCGTATGACTGCAGCCCAGTTATCTTGGCTTGACAAAGAAAAGTTGATTCACGAATTAGCGTGGGCAAATCAGCAAGTCCAAGCGGAGAAAAAAGTAGGCAAAAAGACAGTTCCTGTATATCGATCCTTTGAAGAATTCTTCAATTATCAAAAAATCGAAGATTCAATCATGGGAGTTTCCGAACTTTCAAAACAAGATAAAAAATTCCAAAGTTTACTAACTAAAGCTAACTCTTGAGGAAAGGAGGAAAATCATGGAACAATTTTCTGTTGAAGCCTTATTAAAAGCCACAGATAGTGGATTTGTAAAAACTTTTAAAGATGCGCAAGATGCTGTTAAGACTTTTGAAAAGAAATCAAATAGTATGACAACAGCTGTTGGTAATGTGATGCGGAGTACTGGTGCTTCGATGACAAAGTACGTAACTGCGCCACTAATAGGTATAGGTGTAGCAGCTGCTAAAGTTGGTGGCGATTTTGAAGCACAAATGAGCCGTGTAAAAGCTATCTCTGGTGCGACGGGTGATGCTTTCGAACAAATGAAACAGCAAGCGATCGATTTGGGTGCTAAGACTGCTTTTAGTGCTAAAGAATCTGCTGATGGTATGGAAAACTTAGCTTCTGCTGGATTTAACGCGCAAGAAATCATGAAAGCAATGCCGGGTCTTTTAGACTTAGCAGCTGTATCTGGAGGGGATGTGGCTCTAGCTTCTGAAAATACTGCTACTGCTTTGAGAGGATTTGGTTTAGAAGCAAGTGAAGCAGGACATGTCGCTGATGTATTTGCTCGTGCTGCTGCGGATACCAATGCTGAAGTTGGAGACATGGGAGAGGCATTGAAGTATGTTGCTCCTGTAGCCAATTCAATGGGTATTTCTTTGGAAGAAACTGCAGCAGCTATTGGTATTATGAGTGACGCAGGCATTAAGGGTTCTCAAGCAGGTACAACGTTGCGAGGAGCATTGTCTAGGTTAGCAAGGCCAACAAAGGCTATGCAAGATACAATGGATAATTTAGGTGTTTCGTTTTATGATGCTGACGGTAAAATGAAACCTTTAAAAACTCAAGTAGAATTACTTAAAAAAGCTTTTGAAGGCCTGACGCCTGAACAACAACAAAATGCTTTAGTAACACTATATGGGCAAGAATCATTATCAGGGATGATGGCTTTGATTGATAAAGGACCTGATTCATTGGGCAAATTAACAAAATCTCTGAAAGATTCTGATGGTGCAGCTGACGATATGGCTCGGACCATGCAAGATAATATGAATTCTTCCATCGAGCAAATGTTTGGAGCTTTTGAGTCAGCAGCTATTGTAATTCAAAAGATTCTAGCACCATCCATCAAAAAAGTAGCAGATGCCATATCCGGCTTAGTAGAAAAATTTGTAAGTGCTCCAGAATCAACTCAAAGATTAGTAGTGGCCATAGGAGCAATCGCTATTGCAATTGGGCCAGTATTGTATGCATTAGGAATGCTGGTTAAAGCGTTTCAAACCATGAAAGTGGGGTTAGGTGTATTAGGTAACGGAATCTCTTTGTTCAAGAAATTAGGTTCCGCCATAGGTTTTCTTACCAGTCCAGTCGGATTGGTTATAGCTGCGGTAGCACTACTTGTTGTAGGTTTCATCTATCTTTGGAATACGAGTGAAGATTTTAGAAACTTTTGGATTGGCTTATGGGAGGGAATCAAGTCTGCTGTAAGCTCGGCAGTAGAATGGATTCAGAATGCATGGAAATCTACAGGAGAATGGTTTAACAATTTATGGAAGTCCATTAAAGAAGGTGCAGACAATGTTTGGACTACAATTCAAGAAGCTCCTGGAAAAGCGGCGGATTGGATCAAGAATAAATGGACTGAAACAAAAGAGTTCTTTTCAAATTTATGGTCAAATATTGCAAACTCTGCTTCAGAGATGTGGAATAGTTTAAAAGAAGGTGTTGTCTCAGTTATTGATGATTTAGTTTCAAGTGCTAGTGAAAAATGGGAAGGGTTTAAAAATACTATATCTACTTCATGGAAAACAATTACAAGTAAAATTAAATCTGGTTTTGATTTTATACTAAAATATATTGGTCCATTTGTAAGTAGCTTTTCAGACGTGTTCTCTAATATAGTGAAAGCAATAACAAGTATATTTGCTGAGGTTAAAAACATAATAGTAAATGCTTGGGAAATCATTAAGTCTTTAATAGCTGCGCCGCTACTGTTTATTATAGATTTAATTACTGGTGACTTCGAACAAATGAAAGAGGATTTAGATCTAATCTGGAACACACTTGTCCAATCAGTGGTAAATATTTGGACATCTGTAAAAAATATATTTACGGAATATATCGGTGCAATAGTAAATAGTGCCGTTAGTTTATGGACTGGATTCATACAAAGTATTTCTAATATTTGGAATGAAGTAGTTTATCAAGCGACTATGATTTGGATTGATTTGAAACTATTTTTTACTAATTTATGGATTGATATTAAATACAGTGCAATTCAAATGTGGATAAATCTAAAATTCTCCATAATTCAAACTTGGATTGATACAAAATATGGTGCAATTGAACTTTGGAATAATCTAAAACAATGGTTTTTCCAAACGGTTAATAATATCGTGCAAACTCTTATAAAAAGTTGGAACAGCTTAAAGCAAGGAACGATAGATTTATTTAACAATACAGTTCAAGGTGCTAAAGACATTTGGACTTCATTCAAATCTTGGATTGGTGATTTAATTACTGGAACCAAAGATAACGTTATTCAAGGTTGGGAAAACCTAAAACAAGGCACTATAGATACTTTCAACAATTTAGTAAGTGGCGCTCAAGAAGTGTGGGATAATTTAGTAAATGCTGTTAGTGATACTGTTGATAGAGTAACTGGCTGGTTTGATAACTTGAAAAATATCGATTTACTAGCAGCCGGAAAAGCCATCATGGATAGTTTTCTAGAAGGGTTACAAAATGCATGGAAATCTGTGCAAGATTTTGTTGGAGGTATTGGTGATTGGATTCGTGAACACAAAGGACCTATCCAATACGATAGAAAGCTATTGATTCCAGCTGGTCAGGCTATTATGAACGGTCTGAATAAAGGGCTGACAGGAGGATTCAATGACGTACAGAATACTGTTGGAAGTATGGCAGACTTTATCGCGGAACTTTTCAATGCAAATCCTGATGTAGATATAGCTGCAAATCTGAAAAATGCAAATAAAAACATTGGTGCACAAGTTGAACATAAAGTAAATATGGGTGGCTCTACTAAACCAGCTGTATTTAAATTCAATCTTGGAAGACAATCATTTAGATTGTTTGTGGACGATATTTCACAAGCTATGGGCGAAGGTGCAGACATTAATCTGGAATTTTAGGAGGGAATATTTTGGATCAACGAGAAAATAAAATGTACTCATTCAAAGATACAACCATTAATCTCACTAGTTCTAAACTATTCCTTCCGACGTCTGCCATGATGTACGATGGAATGTATTTAGAAGATTTGATTGAGGGTTATCAAACACTTACGGTGGAAGGTAGAGAAATGCTTTCTGTAGAAGTTGAACAGCAAGAGATACAAATTGGTTCAATCATTACAAATCAGAAAATACCTTCAAGAACACTAAAAATAACATATAAGCTGGAAGATAGAGATCCAGAAAAACTACAGTTTAAATTCAAAGAACTGTTGAATTATTTATACCGGAATGAAGACGTGGAAATTAGGTTTCATGATGAATTAGATTATTATTACTACGGTCGCTATACATCAACTGATACTGTTCCAGGAGACTCCAACTCGATTATTTCGAGTTTTAATGTATTCTGTGCGGATCCACTAAAGTATACGAAAGAGTGTGTTAGTGATGGCTATATTGGAAATCCGATACAGTTTCCTATAACACCAAGAAAAATTGAAGTTACTTTATCCATGAATAATTCAATCAAAATTACAAACGGAGAACAAAATATCACGATAACTGACGCGGCAATAAAAACAGGAGACGTGTTGGTTTTTGATTTTTCCGATGAGCAGGTAACTGTAAACGGAGAAGATTGTACTTCTATGATTGATTTAGAAAGTGATTTTGAGAACTTTTATCTTAAGCAAGGTCAGAAGATAACTAGCAATAATGGGAAGCTTAAAATATTTTATAGGGGGGCGACAATTTGAGTGAGACAGTTTATTTCTTTGATCACTTGCAAAAACTTATTAAAAGAAAAAATACAAGAAGTTTGATTGAAGTCTCCCAAGAAAAAGAAATTAGTTCTGATAAGAGTGATCTAATGAAAGATACTCTTTACGTTACGACAAAATATGATAAAGAAATAGAGGATGCAAGATATATGGCGATTCGTGAAAACGAGTCGTCTTTTTCGTTGTATCGAATTACTAAAGTTAGCGACCCATTTGAAACATTAGAGTTTACAGGGTTAGGATTTGCGACAAATGAATTAGATGCTTACATCATCAAAGATATTAGGCCGAGTGGGCAGCCCTTAAAAAATGTCCTTGATCGATTGATTGAATTTACTGAAGGAAATTGGCGCGTTGGTCACGTAGAAGCAATGTTACCAACAGTAACTGCAACTTTTTACTATGTCTCTGTAAAAGAAGCGTTGAAAGAATTGCAAACCTTAGGTATGGAATTTGTCTTTAGGTGTTCTTTGAATTCTGATGGAATAAAGGATAAATGGATCGAAGTATATGAACAAATTGGTGAAGAATCGAATACACGTTTTGTATATGGTAGTAAAGCATTAACAGTTGTAAGAGAGATAGATAGAAGCTCAATCTCAACTTCAATGATAGGTCGTGGGCGAGGCGAAGAGGTTGGTGACGGATACGGTAGAAGAATTGAATTCACTGATGTTGAATGGAAAAAGTCGAATGGTGATCCTTTAGATAAGCCTAAAGGCCAAAATTGGCTTGAAGATCCGGAAGCAACTCAAAAGTATGGGATACCACAAAAAGATGGATCAATGAGAAAACGAGAAACCGTAGTAGTGTTTGATGATATAGATGATCCAACAGAATTACTTAAAAATACTTATTCAACCTTAATCGATTCTGCTAGACCGTTAGTACAATTCAAAGCTGAAGTCACTGGAGGAGATGTGATAGGAAATACAGTGACTATTCACAGATACGATAAAGGTTATCACTATAAAACTCGTATTTATAAAACTACATTCAATCGGCTTACCGGTCAAACGAATATCGAATTAGGGGATAATTTAACACAAGATGTTAGAAAACAAACGGCTTCTATTGTCAATAATATTAATAGTTTAGAATCTAGCAAAATGACATTTTACGAATCGACAGAGATTGGAAAATATCAAGATGACATTATGCGAGGTGCAGGAGATAATGGCGGTTCTATTTATTGGGTAAATGGAATTGAAGCTGGTGTTAGTGATAGTAGAGAAATCTATGAAACTGTTTATATGGATGGACCTAACATTCCTAGATCACGCTTTTTTATGGTCCAAAATAACTCAGGAATATCTTTCAAACAGTGTAAAAAAGGTGAATGGCAAACAATCCAAGATGTACACAATGGCGATAGCACGACTGCGTGGACGTTGGATGGAACTTTCAATGCTAATTTTATTAAAGCAGGAATTCTTTCAGGTATTCTCGTGCAAGGGGTAGCTTTAAAGACATTGGATGATAAAGATTTCCAATTAGTGGCAGAAGGAGGACAACTTTCTTTTGAAAAAAAGGTCATTTCAACTGGGCTTGACGATGTTCACGGAGAATCGCTTGGATCCATCGTAGCAACTTATGGAGGCGGAAAAATAAATGGGTTTGCTGTATGGAAAGAACCAAACTATATTTTTTCCATTAACGCTGGGGACGGCGGCGATCGAGGGAATCCTGTTTTTCAAATTCCAGCAGACGTTACTGCTGATAAGCGCAAATATAATCTTTACGGTGATGGTAAATTTTCAGAAGGAAATATAACCATAGATGGCCGTCTAGATGTCAAAGAATTATATGTGAACGGCGTTAAAATCGATACAAACGGTGGAGGCAATAATGGAGGAGGCAATACTGGAGGAAACGATAACGGTTGGAATGGACAATATCCGCCAGAAGTAACTACTGACAGGGATAAACGTTATTGGCAGATCTGGGCAATGGCAATAGGTGCTGGCTTTACTAAGCAAGCTGCTGCAGCCTTACTTGGAAATGCTCAAGGAGAATCAGATGCTAATCCAACCGCTGATGAGGGCAATGGCGCACCAGGGTTCGGATATGGTATATGGCAATGGACGGATTCCACAGGTGCAACTAGCGGACGTGTCTATATGCTCAACTTAATGACAAAGGCTGGCATCAGTGATGATCCAGACACGATCGCGGCGCAGTTCAAATTGTTGATATGGCATGCACCAAATGGTCAATGGATCGCAACTAGCGCTTATCCTTACACATGGACACAATTCATGAATCTGACCGATATCAACACAGCAGCACAAGCATTCGTGGCTAACTTTGAACGTCCACGTGATCCACATCCAGAACGGACGACATGGGCACAAGAATGGTACGACAAATTCAAAGATTTGGAAATTCCTGCATCAAAAGGATATATAAAACCAATTGCAGATCCAATCACAGTGACGAGCGAATTTGGCTGGCGCACTTCTCCAATTACAGGCGCACAAGAATTTCATAACGGTATTGACCTTGTAAATGGAAATCCTAATACACCTATTTTTGCATCAGCAGATGGCGAAGTGATTGTTGCAGGGGATGCAAACTATTATGACTGGTATGGAAATTGGACAGTAATCAAACACACTGATGGAATGTATACAGGCTATGCTCATCAAAGCCGTGTGGATGTCTCAAAAGGACAAAAAGTAACTGCTGGTCAGCAAATTGGGCTGATGGGAACAACTGGACCATCAACTGGAGAACATCTTCATTTCCAATTTATGGATGAATTTTATCCATCTTCTTCTGGCCATTTTCATAATGCAAGAGACTATATTAATTTCTAAAGGAGGGATAGTCGTGGCAGAAACGCAGCATAAAATGGTCCTATCCACCACCGAACCAAACAACGGAATAAATTTGGTTCGAATTCGGCAAGGGGATGTTTTAACGCAAAAGTTCGTTGTTGAAGTGGTGGAACATGGCAAACTAAAAACATTCGAGGGCCTAGTGCCGTTTTTTATTAATACAACAAAATTTGGCGAAAACCAACCTGTTGAACAAAAAGTACAAGAATACAGTCCAGCGCAAGCAAGGCTTGTTTACACCTTAAGTGAGCCTGACTGGCAATGGGGTGGTGAAAACACCGCACATTTCAGTTTCCGATCACTTAATGGTGATGGAACTTGGAGTGAACAATTTAGCACACAGGATTTTACCTATCGAGTCATTTCTGGAATATCTAGAAGCCAGTTACGTGACTCTGGCTATGTGTGGACCTTTGAGGATTTGCTAAGAAAATTCAAAGATTACATGGATCAGGGCAAAAATGACTGGGAGCAGTGGTTAGAAGATAATCGTGAAATACTGGAAAATATCGATCCAGGTGGTACGATCATTAACATTCTGAATGAAGCTAAAGGCGACTACGAATCATTAGCTGATCGTTTAAACCAAAAATACCAAGTGCCAGTCGGCAGCTCACAAATTAGAGAAACAACACGCTTTTTTGATTACGACACGATGAAATACGTTGACCTAGTGCCGCGCAATTTGAATACGGTTGTCAACAGTGTTAATAACAGCAAATTTAACTTTTCTTTCATTACAGACATTCACGTAGATAATCACAACTTGCGTATAGATGGTGTCGGCTACAAAGACGCTTACTATCTAAGACATTGGCGCGCAATCCCTCAATTTCAAAAGTTAGGGAACAAGACAGATGTGATGATCTATGGTGGAGACAATATAGACGGCGGACTCGGCTCACTCGGCAGCGATACAGGCATTATCGACGAATGGAGCGCGCGACATTCCATGTTAGGTACGCTCAAACGCTTCACTAATGCAGCAGTAGCAGGGCAAGAGAAACCGGTTATTATCTGTAAAGGAAACCACGACGCTTGTTTTGATCCTGCGTGGCGCAAACGAAAAGGAATGTTATGCAACGCTGACTTTGAAGAGTATTGGAACGACCTATATGGAGGCGCGTTATTCCCAAATAAAAATGTAGCGATTTACCGTTTTGATACTTGTGATTATTATGAAGGCGGCATAGGCGACAAGTACGCGGACGGTTACAGCGATGAAACACCGGGAGCTTTCAGCGCTAAACAAATCAACACCTTCGGGGAATGGTTGGTAAACGTTCCGAGAAACTATCACGTGGTATTAGTAGGGCATACACCTTTACGTTTAGCTAGTGCTAATGTTCGCAATATCAACATGATTAGCGCGTTGGTAGAAGGTTTTAAATCTGGAAGTCCAGTAACTATTAACTGGGGCGACTTAGGGCAACCAAATGACGGCTTATTCAGTGGAACGAAAACTTTCGCAATGAACACGAAAGGCGCCGGCGTTGTGGTAGGTTATTTCTGCGGACATTGGCATCAACAACTAGAAGACACGTTCGGAACAGTAAAAATGATTTTATGTGACGTTGGTTTTTCTCAAAAGGCTAGTCAAGTGGACACGCCCGATGAATTAGCATTTTACAAAATAGAAGTTGATACAGCAGCGAGAAAAGTGACAAGTAAAGGCGTAGGACGCGCGAAAGACTTCACTTATAACTATTAAGGCGGTGAATAATTAAATGTTAGATTTTCAAAGCAAACCAAATATTTTTGAAGAAATGAGTTATGAAGAGGCTGTAAAATGGTTGTTGCGTCAAGCGGCTATCCATTACGACGGCTCGGATCACGACGCGCACGTCCTAGCTACTGAAAGCAACGCAGGTTTTGCTACACCGGAAACAGTTATGCAGGCACGCGGGCGTTGGTTACGTGATTATAAGTTGCCACAAAAATATCCGAACATTTTAGACATTCCGCCCGGCAAATACGCGACTAAAGCCGGCTGGGGAGCGAACAACCCCGGCGGAATCGAAGATGATAGTTTTGTTGAAATGATGGTATTCGCGGATCACGATTTGAGGAAATTAATCGTTGCTTTTGCTCGTTATAGCGGCGAAATTTACATCAAAATGACACATAACAGCGACCCGGTAGAAGGTTATAATTCACTAGGTTGGCGGCGTGTTTACACTACTTCTGTTCTTTTTGAGGGAGAATTAAGAAAAGGGCAATCGGTCAATCTACCAGACGACACCTTCCGTTACCAAACGCTTCGTATCCACTACACAGACGGTGACGGAGACTTTGTAGAAGAGATAAAACGTCAAAGATACGCGCGGATTACAAAAGCTAATTTATGGAACGAGAGTGCAGGAATGACGTTGATCGAGTTTGAACTGACAATCGAAGCGCGAAAGATAACGATGTCAAACGGCAGAGCTTTAGATATTTCATCCGGCAATGTTTCCAATCCCGCAATGAGCAACGACGTGAAAATAACTAAGATTGAAGGTGTGAAATAATGGCGCATGTCATCAAAAAAGGCTCTATCAAAGTACCTACACAGCCGAAAGACTACGATTTGCAAGCAACGGGGCTTGTATTTAAATCATACGATAATCAAATAGCGTTAGAGTTCAACGTCGAACAACAGAACGGCACACCGGCGGACTTGCTAGGAGCTAACTTGCGCTTGTTGATGTTTATCTATGATGAAGTAGATGGAATGATCACGAAAGAGCCAATCCCTTTTATCACGAAAAACCTCATCACTGAAAGCTTCTTGAATGGACAGGTCGTATATATCTTGCCAGAAGCGATGAAAGCTTATAACGGTATGGTGGAAGCTTATGTTTACATCGAGTATCCAGACGGATCAACAAGTGATAACTTAGGCTTCACCTTCCGTATGAAGCGTTCAGCAATCGACGGACTAGCGCAAGATAAAGCAGACTACTTTATTGCAGACTTTCAACAATTACTTGATGGAGTCAAACAAGAAGCAACAGATGCAGTAAATGAGACACTAGCAAAAGTTGAAGCTGTTTCTGAAAATGTTAGTTCAGCGCAAAATGATCTAACTATACTTGAAGACCGTATTGATCAAACCAATCAGGAAATCGCAGCGGTGCTTTCTGACGTAAATAAATATAATATTAGCAAGGTAAATGATCGTATTGATCAAGCCAATCAGAAAATCGACGAGGTTCTTTCTGGCGCAAATGAATTCCGTACAGATATCGATACACTTAAAATTAACAAAGCAGATAAGATAGATATTAATCAGGCATTAAATCAAGTTAATGATAGAATTAGCAACTTTCCAAAAGGCAATCCATCTGGCGTATATGCCACGTTAGCGGCTTTAAAAACTGCTTTTCCGAATGGGAATAGCAATATCTACGTCATTTCTGAGGATGGTAATTGGTACTACTGGAGCGGTTCCGCGTGGTCTTCTGGCGGCAAATATCAAGAGACAGGCATAGCAGAAAACTCTATTGATGGGACGAAATTAATGGCAGAAACGATTCAACGTCACAACTTATCGGAAACGTACGTGAACGGTATGCCAGGAGCAAATCTTTTTGATAAAAATAACATACATGTCGATAAATATATTAACTATAAATTTGAATTGGCTGATGCTGCAGGCTACGTAACTACTAATTATATTTACATTTCCGGTCAATCAAAACTAACATTTAAGCGGATCTCACATTATGCCTTTTATGATCTTAGTTACACGCCGATCATTTTTGGAACCAATCCAACGTCGACGACAACTACGATCAATGTGCCAATAGACGCAGCGTATATCATTTTTTCATTTTCTCACAACGATACTTTTCCATTGGACAGCTACATGTGTAACTACGGAGATTCGCTTGCAGCGTTTGAAACGTACGGTGGGAAACTAACATTAGAAAACATGGAATCAAATCTAGCTGATAAGATCAACAGTATTCCTTACGGAAAAATCGTCGAAGGGATCCCGTCTAAAAATTTGCTTAACAGTGCTGATTTTACTATTAGATCGTACGTTGATCCGTCAACCGGGAAACCAGTGTCTAGTGCGGATTACTCATCCAATTTTGGCAAACCGATTAAAGTCAATGGAGGGCAGGCATACACCATCCGAAATGTCACATTTTATTGTTTTTATGACAAAAATAATCAGCGTCTTTCCGGCGGATCAAACGGATCAAATGGAGAGTTGACTATTAATGCGCCTGAAGATGCGGCAAATCTCGTTGTGTCTTATCCGAATAGCCGAGCGAATACAGCTATGGTAACGTCCGGATATGAAATCGGGGAGTATGAGTCGTATGGAACCAAACTACCTGCTAATGCTTTACCAGTAGAAATCAGAGATCAGTTTAGTGAGCCCATTAAAAATATTAGCAAAACACTAATCGTTGACTCGTCAAAAACAGAAGACACAGAAAACGGCGTCTATACTAATTTGAGAACTGCGTTTGACAGTATCACAGATAGCGCGGTTAATAAGCAGTATGAGATCATCGTTTATGACAATGAGATCAATTTTGAGGATCTGTATCCTCATGCGAACTGGCATGGTGGGTATTATGGATTGATTGCAAAAGACTATGTGTGGATCACAAGTGCTGATCCTGATAATCCAAGTAAACACTTGCTTAAATGGGACGGCCACGAAAGTTTAGCAGATGATGTTAATTTGACTAGCGCGGAGGCGATGGCTAAGTCCATCATGCACGTTAGCAAACCGAATTTAACAGGAGCGATCGATGGGTTCACGCTTGATGTTAAAAACGCACGGTATCCATTCCATTTTGAGACGGCAGCGGCGGGGAATACGTGGTTTAAGCTGAAACGTTGTGTGTTGAAATGGGGAGGCAATCCAAAAGTAACAGGTTTTCAAGGAGCGACTCTCGGCTATGGCGTGAGTTGTGGAGATCATTTTTCTGTGGAGGACTGCGTCATTACGTATACCGGAGAGGGTTATGCAAGCACTGCTGGCCATAACAACGGCTGGGATGTTTCTCGGATGGGTCCAGCACCGGAGGTCATGCCGAATGCGCGTTTAACCTTTAAAAATTGTCGTTTTAACAACACCGGTTTTCGAGTGGATACGATCACTTCAACGGATTTCGATGCTAATCGATCATACGACATTGTGACGTTCGAAAATTGCAAAGGAATACGAGAGTATGTTTTTGGTTTGCAAGGCAGTGGAACGGTAAGCAATTGGCAGTCAGTTAAAATAGGTACTGTTTAATTTTTTAGAAGCAATCGGCTTAATGTCGGTTGCTTCTTTTTAATGGAGATGATGGAATTTGTTAAATGTAGGAGAGTTAGCAACGTGGGCGGGATGGTTTGCGACAATCGCTGGATTGATTTTATTAGTAATAAAACCAGTCACTGCATCTTTCTCGAAGATTACTGAAACTCTTTCAAAAGTAAGCCACAATTTAGATTTACTGACTAAAGATTTAGAAGCAAGCAAATCAGATCGATTGATGATTCATGAAGAACTAAAGAAACACGATGAAAGATTAGATACACATGCAGAAAAATTGGTAGAACACACGCAACAAATCAAAACTTTGTTTAGAGAAAGATCTCGGTAAAAAAGAAAGGAGTTAAGAAGAAATGATTTTACCCGATAAGTATTATCAAGTCATTAAATGGACAGTTTTAACAGTATTGCCAGCTGCATCTGCTTTAGTAGCCATGTTAGGGAAAGCGTATGGATGGAATGGAACAGATATGACAGTGCTGACTATCAATGCAGTAGCAACATTTTTAGGTGTTATCACTGGTGTGTCTGCATATAACTTAAAAAAATAGGAGGAACCAAATGAAAAAGAAAATTTTTGTAGGAGCTATTGTAGCTCTTTTTTTATTGCCGATAAATACCTTTGCTTACACGATCAACGATGAGTTCGCTTTAGGTGTAAATGAAGGTAGTTCTCAAGTAGCTAATAATCGGTACATCCTATTGCATGAAACAGCAAACGAGACTGCTACAGGTCGAAATGAAGCGCAGTATATGCAACGTTCATGGACTAGTGCTTACACTGCTTACATTGTGGGAGACGGTGGAATTGTTTACCAAGTTGGACAACCTGGTTATGTACAGTACGGTGCTGGTTCGTATGCTAATGCCAACAGTCCTGTGCAGATTGAGTTACAACACACACATGATAAAGCAACTTTTGAAAAGAACTATAAAGCATATGTTGAATTGGCAAGAGATTCAGCAATAAAATATGGTATTCCATTAACATTGGACACGCCTTATAACCAACCAGGAATCAAATCGCATTTATGGGTAACACAAAATATTTGGGGCAATCATACAGATCCTTACGGTTATCTTTCTGAAATGGGCGTAAGTAAAGAAAAATTAGCATATGATTTAGCTCATGGATTTACCGATGAAAATCCGACAACTTCAGATGATAAACCAGTCATTGATCCAACTAGAGCAGGCGCAGCAAATCCTACGCTGACAGATGGAACAAATTACGCCCACATTGATCAGTTTGGGGAAATCGAAAACGCAAACTTGCATGTCGCTGGATGGCACATTGCTAACTATAAATACGAGTATATTTTCATTATGGACTACAATACTGGGAAAGAATTAGCTCGAGTAAGAGCTGATGGAATTTATAGACCAGATGTAAATCAAGCTTATAATACTTCTGGAAACGTTGGTTATCATGTATCTTTCAATATGCGTAATTTTCCTAATAAGAAAGTCTATGTCATGATGCGTGCAACGAATGATCCAGAAGGGAACACTAAAGGCGGAGCACAAGATTTTCATGACAAACGTTGGTATTTAAATATTCCTAAACGATAAAAAATAGCCCCTCATTAAATTTATTCTCTAATTTAATGAGGAGCATATTATATCTAGATACAGTATATAAAAATGAAATTATACCTCAGATTTCTATATTGTCAATTCTTTTGAAATACTTTTGATTTTTCTGGATAATTGAGTATAATTATTATGTAAAGGTTGAAATAGCAACTTTTTTTAAAGAAAAATACTTTTGAAATACTTTTGAATGCTTTTGAATTAAGATTAGGGGTGTAAAAAATTAAGTTTATTGAATTAAAAGATGAAATCTTTACGACACCAAGAGAAAATTTCCAACTAGAGTTTAAAAAATCGCAAACTAAACTATCTAGTGATGTATGGTCAACTTATAGCGCGTTTGCAAATACTAATGGTGGAATTATAATTTTAGGTATCGAAGAGATAGTATCTAAAAAAGAGTACAAAGTAGTAGGAGTCGACAACCCAGAAAAAGTTATTACTGAATTTTGGAATTGTATTCATGATAAACAAAAAGTTAGTGTTAACTTGCTTACTAATGAAGATGTTCAAACATTCAAAGTATCGGGTAAAACTATTATAGAAATAAATGTACCCAAAGCACCGTATGAAAGAAGACCAGTGTATATAAACAATAACAAAAGTAAAACATA